AACAAATTTATAAAGATCGGGATTGCATTAAGATAGTAGTGTAATGTTGCCTAACACCCTTATAAAACTATCTTTAGAGTATTTGAGGAACGAAATTAGTTTTATATATTGTTGAAAATTTGTATATTAGCGTTATGAATGATTACACAAAAGGACAAAAAGACTTAATAAACCACATCAAAACAAGTGTGGTAGAGTTTGCAAACGATAAAGATATTGATTTAGCTCACGCTATTATCGAAATGTTAAAGCAACTTAAACCTCTTGAGCCTAACCGTTAAATATTACCCAGATATTTTAAGAATATGCCGAAGCTTAACGCCTAACGGTTACGAAGATTTGGCGCAAGAAGTTTGCTTAAAAGCAATCGAGAACAAAGAAAAGCTACAGGATCATAACTTTATAGGCTGGGTATTTAAAATAGCTACAAACTTACACATAAGTAAATGCAGGCTATATTATAACAAGAACGTAACTAGGGGCTTAGAATTTGTATTAAATGATAATGGAAGTGATTATTTAGACGACATTTTATTTAAAATATCTGCACGATCAAAAGAAAATAATCAGATTCTAAATAAATCAATAGAAGAAGACATCGACTATAAACAAGAGTTAGATAACCTAATCTTAGAAGCTGGCTTAACAGACGTTGAAAAACTTTGGATAAAGGCTTTCATTGAAAAAGAACTAAACTACTCTAAGATTCAAAGTGAGATAGGAATAAACAGGTTTAAAGCCTCACAAAGGCTAAAAGAAATAAAAAAGAAATTAAAAGATGCAGCACATTAGTTTATTTATAGCCTTACTAGGTTGTTTGTACATTTATGAAAGGTTTATGAATGAACCTGACGATTTTGGATTCACAAGGTATTTGAAGCTGAGTAAAATATTAAAACGTATAGACATAAGGATTAAATATAAAATTAGAAACTTAAAATTAAGTTGGGTTATTTTTATAAATAGGTTGTTTTTGAAATTCTTAAGGTTATCAAATAAACTACTGGGTTGTATGTTCTGCATAAGTTTTTGGCTAGGGGTGGCACTCTCCTTATTAGTTTGTAATTATTTCATATCGCTGCCCCTAGTTTATAGAGTTATTCAAGTAAAATTATTAAGATGAAAGAAGAAGAAAAAAAAGAAAGCCAAGCATGGTTATTAGTTAAGACAGTAGTTTATTTAGCTATTGCAGGTTATGGTATTTATTTATTATTTTAGTTATGAGTTTTTTAAAAGAAATAGAACCACTATACCAGTACGTCGAATTAGCTTTATCGGGTAAAGGCTACCCAAGAAAGGAAATAATCGAAGAGATAGCAGCTATTGACTATAAGCTAAGACAAAAAGAGAAAGTAAGGATATACGGAAACCCTAAAGCAGAAGTTTACCCAACAGATACAAGTTGCGGGGCTTGCATTAAATCAATGTTTACAAACGTTAAAAGATGGGTTGATAGTTACAATAAGGATCAAGAAACGGTTGAGTTTAAAGGAGTGCCTGACGGTAAGGCAAAAAGAATTAACAAAGAGGTAAGAGATGCAATGCTGAAAGGAGCTAATTATATCAGCGAGAAGAAAGGCATTCCATTATCTTATAAAGACCTTAAGTGGCCTACGTTTAAAACTTTTTGTAAAGGACAAGGTCTATCAGTTAAAGGAAAGACGAGAGCAGAACTAGAAGAAGAATTAAAAGCGTTGTAAGATGAAAAATTACATACACCCAAATTTTAATCCATCAAACCTTGAATCTTATTTACTTCTGGTTACTAGGTTAAGGACATTGGCTCAAGACCCAAACACTGATATTGTAGAGGTTTCACAAAATGAATATAACATATTAGAAGATGCAGCGAACCCAACAATGAAAGGCAAAGGGCATACTGTTTATGGTAAAAAAGTAGTTATAAGATGAAAAAGAAGCTAACAGATAAACAAGAGAAGTTCGCACAATTAGTTGTTAAGTATGGAAACCAATCTAAAGCGTATAGAGAGGCTTATAACGTTAGCGATAGTACTACCACTGAAAGCGTAAATGTTAATGCTTCTAAGCTAATGGCAGACGCTAATATTCGACTAAGGGCGGAAGAGATAAGGGAAGAAGCTAAGAAAGCGCATAAGATCGACCGTGATTGGATCATAAACCAACACAAAGAAATAATTGATTGGTACAAGGAGTTGAAAGAGTTAGCACGTAAGGAAAACCTAGACAAAGAAGAGAAGGGACGTATCTACATGCTAAAGGATTTAATTAAAGGCGCTGATTTTAGAGGGTCGCTAGATTCTATCACTAAGATACTAGGGTTGAACGAACCAGAGAAACACGAAGTTAGCCTAGTAGATTACTCAAAATTAGATAATGATACTTTAAATAAGATTTGGAGTGCAAGGGATAAACATTGATTTAGAAAAGGTAGCCATTGAATTATTTAAAAGGAAATCTTTTGATTTTATAACCTTAGTTAATGGTAAAAAGCATTTAAAGCAGGAAGAGGCGTTGAATGTTCTTTGTGATGATTACACGGAAGAATTAGTTTATGGTGGTGCGGCTGGTGGTGCTAAATCTTGGACGGGTTGTTGTTGGCTTCTTTTTATGTGTTTATCTTATCCAGAAACAAAATGGTTCATTGGTAGGGAAGAACTTAAAAGAATAACAGAGTCTACCTTAATAACCTTTTATAAAGTAGCTAAAGAATACAGTATAACAAGTTTCAAGTACAACGGGCAAAAGAATTATATAAAATTTGAAAACGGTAGCAGAATTGATTTGTTAGAATTAAAGTATTTGCCCCGTGACCCTTTATATGAAAGATTCGGTTCAACAGAGTACACAGGAGGCTGGATAGAGGAAGGTGGAGAGATAAACTTTGGCGCTTATGATGTTCTAAAAACAAGGGTAGGCAGACACTACAACGACAAATATGGTGTTTTAGCCACTATATTTATAACAGCAAACCCCAAAAAAAACTGGTTATACACAGAGTTTTACAAGCCTTTTAAGTCTAACCTTTTAAAACCTATGCAGAAGTTTATGCAAGCTTTTGTGCAAGACAACCCCTTTATTGAATCTGGTTACATAGAGAGGCTAAGAAGAACTAAAGATAAAGCAAAAAAAGAAAGGTTATTAAAAGGTAATTGGGATTACGACGATAGCCCATACGCCTTATGCAGTTACGATAATATATTAGCTATTTTTGAAAATGACCATATACAGGAGGGTGATAAAAAATATATAACAGCAGATATTGCTAGATTCGGCTCGGATAAAGCTAGGATAGGAGTTTGGAAAGGTTGGGACTTAGTAGAAACCATATCTTTTGATATTAGCAAAACTACAGATATACAATCCGCTATTGATTCTTTAAGGGTTAAATATAAAATACCTAAACACAATTGTATTGCCGATGAAGATGGAGTCGGGGGAGGTGTAGTTGATAATTGCGGCATATTAGGATTTGTTAATAATTCCAAACCTATAAAGGAAAAGGTTACAAAAGGATCGAAAGAAACACCCCAATATGATAATCTACAAACTCAATGCCTTTTTAAATTGGCTGACCATATAAATGATAATAAAATTAACATATCTGCTAATATAACTCAAACTGAAAAAGAACAGATTTGCGAAGAACTTTCAAAGATAGAGCGTGACCCTTCAAAAACTAAAAAGCTATCATTGATAAGCAAAGCAAAGATAAAGGAAGATATAGGGAGGTCGCCTGATTGGAGGGACTTAATATTGATGCGAAAATATTTTGACTTAAAAAAGACTACAGGAGTTTATCACATTAGCAGAGTTTAAAACGTTATTTAAGAAATGATACCAAAGAACTGGAACAATATTACAACTGAACAATTCATGCGTTTTGATAAAGCGCAGAAGGAAGAACCGCAAACAAGCTTGGAGAAAATTGATTTGATGGTTAAGAAAGCTTGCATATTAACTGGGATGGACGAACTTGACGTAATGAACTTGGATTTGTTAGAACTTTCCAAGGTTGATGTTTTAGCAAGCACACCAATCCCGCAGAAGATATACGAGACTTTCAAGCTAGGTGACGTTAATTATGAGGTTATAAAAAACCCTAACAAGCTTAACGCTTACAGGTATGCTGGAGTAATGGAGGCATCAAAGAAGAATAATTTGTATGAGGTGTTATACTTCATTAGTAGACCTTTTCACCTTAAAGGCTTAAAGCGTGAATACTTTGAGTTTGAAGCGTGGGAAGTTCCAGAAAGAATAAACGATTTTAAAAATCTACCTATAACAATTAGCCACCCGATAGCCGCTTTTTTTTTGAAGATGTCAAACGAATGCACAAACTTTTTGCAGGGATATTCGATAGAAAAAATGAGGGAGATGAGAAAGATGTTGGAGGAGGCAAAGACAGACATTCAAGAACTTACGGATGGTTTAAAGTAATTGAGGACATAAGCACACAACTAAGGGAGAACGTAGATAAAACAAGCGAACGAAACGTTATAGAATTTTTAAGTTGGCTTCAATACTTTATAATGAAGTCGGAAGTTAGAGAAGAACAACAAGAATTAGAAAGATTAAAAAATGGCAGATAGTCCGTTAGGCATACCAGATAATGAACTACGGGAAGTAGGGGAAAACAACACGATTGCGGGTGTTTTACAAAACTTTGGTAATAGATTACAAGACGAACTGCGAACCAGCCTACAAAGCAAGATTACCACCATAACCCCCAAAAGCCTAGAACAAAGTATCATTTTCGATGTTAAGTTTCTAGGCTCTTTGTATTCTTTTGAATTAAAGATGGAGGACTACTGGAAGTTTGTCGATAAAGGTGTGCAAGGTGTCGGGGGTGTAATGAAGTCGGGTAGAAGGTGGATAACTAAAAACAGTACCAGTCCTTTTATGTTTAGAGACAAGAAGCCACCAATATCTGCGCTTAGTGGTTGGAGTAACAACAACGGGGTAAACCCTTTTGTGGCTCAAAGGTCGGTATTTCATAGAGGGATAAAAGCGACTAACTTTTACAGCGACGTAGTAAACCAAGATTTAATAAACGATTTAATTAAGGATTTAGAGAAAGCGGGAGCGAAAGAGGTTGAAATAAGTTTAAAAAATACATTTAATGGAAGTAACAACTAAAATATTATTAGGGTTTTTAGCACATTTAGCTGGGGACTATATTTTTCAAAATGACTATATAGCAAATGAGAAAACAAAACGAACTATACCCGCTTTGATTCATGTTTTTTTATATGGAATTCCGTTTTATTTTATCGTTGGTTTTTCTTATGAGTTATTAATTATAGTGGTAACACATTTTTTTATTGATAGATTTAGACTTGCCGTGTATTGGATAAAACTTATAAATTGGAATTGGAATAGTAAAAATTTCGGGTTTTCAGAATCTAAGCCGTTATGGATGAGTGTCTGGCTTATGATTATATATGATAACTCTTTTCATATTTTAATCAACACGTTAACAATATTATATTTATCGTAATGGCAATAGTAATTAAGACAGATACTAATTTATTCAGCCCTGTTTATAACAAAATGGAGGTTGCTATTTTTCAGAATGGGTTAACAATAAGCAGCCCCGACTACAGGTACATATTTGACATAAATATTGTTTTACCTGACGGAACAACTGAAACGATACGAACAAAAGTAAGCCCCGACCCTTCGCAACAGTTCGGGGTTCAAGATTTAAGCGGGCACATAGAGAAGTATGTAAAGGAAGAGATTATCCCAAACAACGACACAAAGAGTTTTAGACGTACTGATAATGGTATTGTAAAGTATTATGTTGAATACGGGGAAGAATACAGGCTAACAGTAAACGATCCGATTGTTGAGTATCCTAACCAATTGACAGGTTCTAATAAATACGCTTTTGGCGGTTCTTTTGAGTGGCATAGATGGATTGACTTCACCAACAATACAGAGTATTTAAACTATTTGTTTGACACTAACAACCAAGGGGAGTTCCTAACCAACTACAAAACGCCTAAAGTAACTATAAACGATTTAGGTTGGCATTGGTTCTTAACTGAAAGTCCTACACAAGTGGATTACATGGAGGTTAAGACCTATAATTCGTTAGGCACTTTAATAAGCACTTTCCAAATCGACAAGACAATAACAGGCTCAGACGATCAGGACAGGTTGCAAAGCATACCAACAGCCCCGCAAAGCTTAAATAATGTAACAGACCCTTTTATATTAGGTTCTCAGCCCGTCATTACTTCGGCTGTATCTTCTTATACTATTCAATGTTTTGAAAGTGGAGGTACTAACGTTGGGGAGATGCTGACATTTACAATACAACAAGAATGTTTTTACGAAATATACCGCATACATTTTGAAAATGAATACGGGGCTTTTGACTCGTTTAATTTCACAAAGAACAGCAAGAGAAGTTCAGAGGGTGAAAGAAAATCATTCACAACAAACAAACCTAATTTAGATAGTACTGGTATTAATTACTACCATTCAGAAGAAAAGAAGGTTGATTATTACGGCAAGTTCTCAAACAAAGTAAGCTTAGTAAGTGACTTTTTGACTGAAGCTGAAAACAACTGGTTAAAAGAAATGGTATTTAGCAACAAGGCTTATTTAGAATTTGAAACAAGCCAAGGCATAAGAGATTTTAAACCTTGCAAAATACTTTCTACAAGTTGGAGCGAAAAGAAAACAGCGATTGACAAGCTTTTTATTTTAGAGGCAGAGATTGAGTTAACAGATAATTTTAGACAGCGTAGGTAATGGAAGAAAGATTAATCATAGATAATATTGAAATACCTTTAAGTGGTAGTTTAAACCCTTCTTTCACTAGGTCGATAACAGATATTAAAGAACCTGAGAAGCGCAAAAGTACTTATTCAAAGAGCATAAAAGTTCCAAACTCAAAAGAGGCGAATATATTGTTTGATAGTATTTGGGATATTAACAGTGTTACGAATACGTTTGACCCCACAAAAAAAGCTAATGTCATTTATATTGTTGATGGTTGGGAAGTTGTTAGGGGTTATTGCCAGTTGAAGGACATAACAAAAAACCAGAATAGGGACATTGAATATACGATTGTAATTTATGGCGAGTTATCTAGTTTGTTCAATGAGATAAAAGGAAAAGAGTTAACCGACTTAACAGGCTTAGACACTTACGACCACGATTTAACTTTATCCAATCAAAACAAGTCTAGCGGAAACAATGGGGAGGCTTACGAAATAGTAGAGGGTGGCGTTTATGTTCCGGCAGAACTTGGAAAGGGATATATTTATGCGCTCATAGACTTTGGTTATTCTACGGCATACGGTAAAAATTGGAACGTTGAAGCGATTGGGTGTAGTGTTTATTCTAAGGAGTATTGGGATAGGATTCACGAACAAGCTGGATTTACATACGAGTTTTTAGACCCTGCCTTTGAAGATCACTTCAAGCACTTAATAATTCCTGCAAGTCCTTCAAAGTTTGTTTTAGATAGTACAGAGATAGCTGACAGAGAATTTAAAAGTAATACAACAGAGTTCACAAGCACGGGAACTGATACCTCAAATTCATTTACTGGTGCAACCGCAAACGATATAATTAAATTCACAAACGAAATAAGCGATACTGGCGGCGTTTATGATCCGGCAACGGGTAAATTCACGTGTTTAGATTCGGGATATTATACTTTTTCTGGCTTGGTTGATGTTTACGCAACTTTTACACCGCCCACTGGTGTTAGTGTAGAGAGTGCAAGCCCTGTGGTATTTACGCTTAAATTAATAAAATACGAAGCCTCAACAGGTTTAGAGGTTGTTTTGGAAAGTTCTGCATTAACAATTATTAAAGCTGGGTTTTCTACTGGTGCACGTTCTTCTGATTCTTCACCGACTTATCCTAGCGGAGATTATTTAATTGGTGGTGGATTGAGTGCAACTAACCCACCCAACAGGCTTCAATGTTCTGCACTTGATTTTGAACTATTGGCAGGGGATGAAGTCTACTTAGCTTGGGTAGGTAATTACGCAGGATTGTTTGAAGATAGTGGCGGTACTGTTTACACAGGTGGAACAGCAACAGTAACAACAACAGCGGGGAGTTGGTTTAATAAAGTGGCTAACTTTCAAATGTTAGAGGGTAATACTTTAAAAGTTGAAAAGGCTATACCTGAGAAAGTTAAACAAACCGACTTCTTAATGAACTATATTAAGGAGTATAATTTATATGTAGACAACGACCCCGAAAAACCTAACCATTTATTATACGCCCCTAGGGATACGTTTTATAGGACTAACACTATAGATTTAACGGGTCAAGTATCAAATAAAAGCGTAGTTTATAAACCTATGGGAGCGCTTGATGCAAATAGATACATATTTAAGCATAAAGACGATAGCGACTATCTGAATACGTTATATTCGGATAAATGGAACGAAACTTACGGGCAAAGGGAAATATTAAGCACTAACGAATTTAACAAGAAGGATAGAAAAACAGAGGTAAGTTCGAGTGCTACACCTATAGCTGATAGTGGGGACGGTAACAATAGGGTGATACCTAAAATTATAAAGATAGACGAAACCAGTAGCAGGATTTTAAAAAAATATAACTGGCGTACGTTGTACTACGGAGGTTTGAAAGATAACTTTGAAAACTGGCTACACAAATCTGATTTAGTTGCAGACGTTAGCCAAACGCAATACCCCTACGCTGGACACTTTGACGACCCATTCAACCCTACTTTAGATATAAATTTCGGTTTAGTTCGTGAGGTGTTCTACGACGACACACTGGAAGATATTACGGTAACAGATAACAATTTATATAATAAGTACCATTCTAAGTTTATTAGAGAGATAACGGACAAAGACAGTAAGCTTGTAGAGTGTGAAGTTAATATGCAGGCTTGTGATTTTAAGCAATGGTCGTTTAGGGATTTATACTATTTTGATAGGGCGTTTTTTAGACTTCAAGAGATACAAGGATTCAACCCTACTTCAAACAATTTAACGAAGTGTATTTTCTTAAAGCTTAAAGAGGTTAGCCCGTTTAAGAGTCAATTAGTTCCCGCAGACGGAGGCGGTACACCATTTGAACCACAAGTTGATGACGGAGGTACAGGAGGCGGTGAGGTTATAGCCTTAGAGATTAGCCCATCAAAAGCAATAACGCAAAGCCCTAAACAGAATGAAAACACTTATAATTCTGAAAGTGCAAACACCATTGTAGGAGATAACAATAAAGTAAGCGTAAAAGCTTCTGAGGTTGTTATAAACGGAAACGACAACAAGGTTTATTCGGGGGCGAACAATATTAACTTAATAGGTTCAAACAACAACACGATACAGCCTAACGTATCAAACGTTACTTTAATAAACACAAAGGGTGTCAATGTAACAGAATCGAACGTTACTTATATAAACGGCATACTTAAAACCAATGCTGATAACGGGTTTATTGATTATAACGACACGTCAACAGCGCAGGGCATAACATTAGTTAAAAATGTTTGGACGGATATCCCTAATGATGGTTTAGGGGCTTTTACAAATAAAGCTTCTAAACCTGCACATGTTACGGAGTTAATGGATAATACAACGGGTTATTTAGACACGAGCGAATTAAACATT